ACTGCTGCTGATAGAAAGGAGATTGAAAGACTTCTAGCTGTGCCCACGAAGGCTGGAGTTGTAGTCTACAAACAGGATACAGTCCATGCCAGTATGGATTAGCAGTGTCGTTAAGCACACCGTTTTCGGTCCAGATAATCAATCTTCCTCTGGGGTACAACCGCTTGCCAGGAGGAACAGTATAGCACCAGTTTGTATTAGGTGTGCCAATAAGTATAGGATGCCCTGAAGTATTGACCCTACGATCTTGTAGATATGTTTGATATAAAGTCACCTGAGGAATAGGGTTAGTAGCTCTGCGTCGATTCGGATCTCCTGAAGATAATCCTGAGAGAGTAGTCACAGGGCCGATTACTTTATTCACTCCTGACATTAAACGGGAGAAAATCGCAGCAAATGTGCCTGAGTCTGGGCGAATAATCGACGCTTTATCTGGATACATCGCAAGCAGCTTATTTACAGAATGCTGCTCGCGGATAGTTACACCCTCCCAGTCTTGAATTCTGCCATTACGCTCTGGGCGGATAGGCAAAGTATCTCTTGGATCTCTAGCGATTAGTCTAGTATCACCTTCTAGGAAATTAGGATCATGCTGTACTACCATGTCGCCAGAGCCGCAACAAGCAGAGTACTGAATTGCTTGTAGTAGTTCTCTGTCTACAAATCCATTGATCCACCAGATTTTGACATATTGATTCAGCACTTCTGATGCGTCGTTGAAGCGTGGATTAGCAGTGCGAAACGCAAACGAAGGTGACAAGTCAGTAAGTGCAGAGGCGTGTTCGTTAATCGCCTTTTTGCACTGATTAATCACAACCTTATGCACATAACTAGGATGATCTCCTGTTATCTGCTGTCCCATTGCGTAGGCAATTTGCTTGTCCATTTCTGGATAAGCTGGATCGGATTGGTTAATCCGCTCTCCTTCTTGTAGAGCTTCCCTACACCAACCTATGATTCAGGTGTCGTTTGGTAGATAAAATTCAGAAGGAGATTCAAACATAGTGATCCTTTAGTTATTGTTATCTACTACGACTACGATCTCGCTTTGGTAAATACGAAGGTTGTCCCTGCATAGCACGAAGAGTAGCAGGATGGAACTCATGCTGAGTATCCCCAGTGGTGAATTGAAAATCCATCTTACCTGCTGCTGATCTTGCCTTTTTAGGGTCGATTTGCTTGTGCTTCAAATGTGGAAACAACGATTGATCTTTGTTTGTGCTGTCTTGAGAGTAATGACGGAACAGAAAAGGTCTGCCTTCGCCACGTTCGTATGCACGCATTGAGTCGTTTTCGACTTTACGAAGCGCGGCAAGGGAGTCTATGGACACAGTTTTTCCATTGTCAAGCTCAAATTCGAAAGCCTGAAAAGGTCTAGAAGCACTTGTAGACCAAAGTCTAGTACAAGTAGTACCACAAGCAGGACAGGACGGAGGCGGCGAGGATAACAATGGAATGTAAGTGTCTGGTAGGGTTAACTGGCAAGAATCACAGCGGTAGTCATGGATTGGCATTGAAAATCTCCTCACACATACCCAAAGTAATTAGGCGCGATTGACTTAAAAACCGCTTCAGCTTCTTCCTGTGCGGATCTTCCATTTGCCTTCGCACGGGCTTCTATTTTCTTCATCTGCGCTGCGGTGGGATTTAGTCTAATATTTCCAATAGTTACTGATGCATGAGTAGCGATTCTGCGTAAAAGCTCCTTAGCATTCGGCGTGGGCACAGCTAGAAGTCTTTCAATCTCCTTTCTATCAGCAGCAGTGAGGAATATATAAGGCTCACGGAGATCTACTGGAAATGTTTCTAGAATCCTTGCAGCTACAGCTTCTATGGAAGTGCGTGAGGTGGTGTATTTGTTGAGTGTTTCCCCAAGTTCATCTGGGATTTGAATTGTGAGTTTCACTTACTTAGTCTCCTTTGCCCTTCTCCACTGTCCTTGCCCTTCTCCATACTCTACATCCTGTAAATACAAAGTCGAATTCTGCTTACTCGGCATGGTGAAAGCATACTTCCTAACCCATGCGGCGGCTTTGTCATTCTCTGCATCGAGGAACAAAGTACCATTTACCTTGCCCTTTTCCTTCAGTGCCACCACTAAAAATGGCCTAAAAACATTAGGACCAATGGAAAATAGAACAATTTCTCCAATCTCTGCTGGTTTTCCTGGAACAATAGGCTCTGGTGGCAGTGGCGCACCGATGTTTTTAGGCTCCTCTGCATCAATAGGCAATGTAACCCCGCCGATTGTTTTATTTCGTGTAATAGGCATTAAATTCTAATCCTCATAGTCATCTTCATAGTCATCTTCATCGTCACCTGTGATAGATTTCCAGGTAACATCAGTGTTTTGGTAATTCCGCGAGGTGCCGAAGTACTTTTCTTGTCTAAGTTGCCTCGCACGCTCTTCTTCTTTGCGGCGTCTAGTGTCTGCTACGGTTTCGTAGAGTTCACTTTGCAGAGTTTGACAAACATACAGCCCTATTGCTGATGCCATGATGCAGTCGTCATGCGCACCTGCTTCGGCTTCAGCTTCGAATAAAGCACCTAGGGTCTGAAAACTCCGCAATTCTTCAACTAAAAACGGGGAATTGATCTTGTAATCAGGAATCCCTGTGTTTTTATCTACTGTTTTTACCTTTTTAACAAATAACTGTATTAATGGAGGGCGTGTTGCTTTGTTTGTGTAAAATCCTACGCGATTTGTGAAGCGTTTTGTTGGATCAGCTGAGTCTTCTACCTGCCAGATGTAGAAGTTTTCATAGCCTAGATGCCGGGAAAGTTCTCTTTGAGTTGCAAGCCCATGATTGTTTACTTCCACCGCGCACAGCGCAGGAGTGCCAGAAGAATCTTTGTAGAATCTGCCTAAAGCGTCAATAACACCCGCGAAATCAATAGGATCAATTGCATCCGAGACATACTCAGCTACCTGTTCTTCAGGCTCTTCTACAGTACCTAGGCGGATTACATTAGCAACAGAGCGATCTTTACCAATCCCTTCTCCAACATCGGCAGAAATCACATACTGATGCCCGGCGCGAGGAAGCTTCCAGACAAGCGCCTTGCCTTGGAGTTCTACCAAAGACTGCGAGGCCCAGGAATCCTGCCAGGAGGCTCTAGGAATAGCCTCTAGCCCATAGCCAGGGATGATCTCTAACGGGAGATCTGAGCCGGGGATTGAAAGAATATCAGGCATTGGTGGGGATTATCGCAGACTTAGTCTAACTAGTACTATCTTGTCCTTTGAATCTCCTGCATAGGCCCAACATCCAACACCGCCACAGGAGTATTTAATCCTTGCTGAATTCTCTCCAACACCGCAGTACTGAATATAGATCTACCGGAAAACTGAAATGCACTCTCTGGATCAGCAGCGTATTCCTCGAAAAACGCACTGAGTCTATCCTGCGACTCAAACACCTCTCTAGTACGCTCATACCAATATAATTGCTCTTTTGTCAGCCTAACAGGTTTGTGAATCCAGCGTTCCCCAGTGCGGACACAATGTTCTAAATGCGCTACTGTGGTTTCCTTTGGCACCCAACCTACAGGAACATTCATCCGATACTGAGTTTTCTCCGCATACCACGGGATGAAAATCGGTGTGAATCTTCCAATTCCTGCCATTGAGGCATTCCATTGTTTGTGCCAGTAGTTATTGCGGCCCTTTGCGGTGGATTCGAAACACGCAAAGAGTCTAGGATTAGGATGCATAGTGGGGATTAACGATTCGTCTATTTGCTCTGTGTCTTCCCATGTGGATAACTCAGACAGGTGGCAAATACCTATAGTCTTACCACGGCCTAAGTTTCCTCTCTTCCCTGTTGTCCCTCGAATACTCTTTCCTGCGCCTGTCCAAACAATACTGCCACCGTCGAATTCTACTTCCTGTGGAAACACAGTGGTGTTGCTAAGCTTCTTCGGTTTTAGCCACCAAGGGAGGTTGTCGTAGAAGCGGTCAAACATTCCGTAGAGATACGAGGAGGCATCAGGTACATCACTAGCTGTGAGTCCGTTGATGTTGTTTTGTGTAGTGACTCTATGTGCCAAGCAGGCCTGGGCAAGCGTAGAACCGCCAAGTTGTCTGGCTTTGAGCAATAAAGACAAGATCCCATCTTCTCGTGTTCCAAAATAGCTCTCCTCTTCCATCCTAGCATACTCAGCTAGAATCAAAACCTGCGACTCCTTCAGCGGTGACATGCGCTGAATCCCTATACCTGCTGCAGAGATCCAAGCATATCTCTCAGCCCAGTATTTAAATGACAGCTTAGTCATGTAAAGCTCATTCTGGATAAACTGAGCTTCCTCTGCTGTGGGCTTACGGAGTTCTTCGTCCTTTTCTCCGCGACAAGATTTTAATCGCTCTACAAACTCAGCACATTCAGCAACTGAAAATTGCTTGAGTTCGCGCTTAATCACACGCTCAAACTCAGCGATGCGTGCGGAGATTACTCTGTCGGAGTACATTAATGCTTTCCAAAAGGTCTGGAGATTTTTAGTCCTGAGACTACTTGTGCTTCTTGTACTTCTTGTACATCCTTTGCCTAGCCCTACTTCTTTCCGGGCCGTGTCTAAGGTATCAATGTTGTTTATTGGTTCGTATTTACCCTTTACACCTTTGG